TCGGACACCCCGAAAATACTGTTAGGCCCCCGGGCATCTGCCAGCCCTCAGGCGGGGCGATGCGCAGGCCGGCGCCTTCCCCCACGAGTCGCGACACGGAGGCCGCCAGGGGGCCAAGGCGTGGCAGCACGAGGGCCTTTTCGCGGAGGTCTCGGGCGACCTTCACGAGCTGACGGGAAACGAAGGGCTGCGAGCGACCGACGAGGCGGGAGGTCACGGTCTGCGAGGTGGTGTGCCAGTACACCGCGACCATGCGCGCGAGCTCGGGGGAGACCTCGGCCTCGACGAGCCGGCGAGCGACCTCCTCGGGGCTCCACGAGGGCATGCTGGCAAGGTACCGGAGGCGCGTCATCGCACGCTCGGAGCGCCAGCGGTAGGCCTCGGGGGTGAGGCCGAGGTAGGCCGTGATGCGGTGCGCGGCGTGGCCTCGGCGGAGCCCTTCCAGGATGAGCCGCTCCACCTCGGGGAGCTCGGCGAGGTGAGGCTCGAGGTCGGCCCAAGGGTGCGCGGGCCCGGGCTCGTCGGGCGCGTCGTCGAAGGCCTCGGCCGAGCGGAGTCGGTCGAGGAAGTCCTCCATGTCCTCGCCGTCGTCCTGCGCGATCTGCGTGATGTCGCGAGTCGAGACCGAGTCGACGAAGACGCCGTTACGCCGGCGCATCGCGCCCGCCGAGCTGGAAACGGATGACGCGAGCAACCCCCCTCTCCGTGAGCCGGCGCACCACGCCCGCGCCGTATCGGCTCTCAAGAGCGGGGTACGTTCCGACGGGGCTTGCTGCGTCGAGGCCCGTGGTCACCCACGTACGAAGCTCGGCGTCATGGCGGGCGAGGATGACGGCCTCCACGGCCGAGATCGACGATGGTTTGTCTTGTCCGAGGTCGTCCAAGATCAACAGGGGGGCGCGCTTGGCTCGGAGGACGAGAGGGGAGTCTCCGTCGCCTGCGCGGTGCTCGATGCGCGCACGCTCAAGGGCCTCGGCCTTGACGAAAAACGCTCCCCTGACCGCTCTCGAGGCGGCCACGGCAAGAGAGGTTTTCCCGGAGCCCGCGGGGCCGAGGAGGAGCGCCGCGATCATGCTCGACGACACGAGGCGTGATGCGCACGAGGTCGCGTCGTCGTACCACCTGCACGGCACCACGTGGGCACGCGTGACGAGCTCGGGAGCGTCGAGGCGAGCCCATCGGTAGCGCTGCGGGATGCCTCGCGCGTCGTCGGCCTCACGTTCGAGGGCTGCGCGCTCTGCGAGCTGCGAGCACTCGAAACAAGGCACACGGGTCGAGAGCGTCCCGCAGTCGCACCGCACGAACATCGGGGTATCAGCGGCGAGAAGGCTCGCGAGGTCCAGCCGATGCACACTCATGAGGTCCTCCGTTCCGTCCACTCGTCGTCAGGGCTCGCCACCGGGTACGCCTTGGGGCCCGGCGGGTCTTGCTGGAGTGGTCGTTGTGGACCCGACCGCCCGGAGCTCGGTTTCGTGCTGGCCACCCACATCCGGAACTCGTGCTCGGTGGCGTGGGCGACCTGGCCGCGCTCTCGCCGTGCGTGGGCGTGCGCCAGGAACCGCATCCACGTCTCGGCGGCGTCTAGCTTGCGTCCGGTCGACATCTGCCACGTGGACAGGACGTGAGCGACGAACGGCGGCGATGGGTCCTCGTAACGCGGAAGTTGCGTGACGTTTCGCGTGACGGGCACCGTGACGGTCTCGCGCGCGCTCTCAGAAATCCCATCCATCTCAGGGACTAAAGGATCTTCTCTCTCTGGAGATGGGAGAGACGCGCGCGAGGCAGCGTCACGTGACGGCGTCACGGAGTCCGTCACGCTTTCCGTCACGGCGCCGTGACGCTCGTCACGTGACGGCGTGACGGTCGACGCGTGACGCTCACGGTACCGTCGAGCCCTCTCGGCCTGCGTGAGGGGGGCTCGGGGAGCCTCGGCCGCCGGGGGCGCCTCGAGCTGCTCTGGGCGACGGGCGGGTCCGTCCAGGCCCCAGGCGCCCCCATCGAGGGCGTGCACGAGGCCGGCATCGGCGAGGCGACGCCACACCCGAGCAGGCGCGACGAGGCGGGCAGCCTCGCGGGGGAGCTCGCGCAGCCCGTGGGCCGAGGCCCACCCGCAGGCGCGTACGAAGGCCCCGAAGGCCTCGTTGCCGGCCCGCAGGACGCGGGGGTCGTCGTACCGGATCGGGCTCATGCTGCCCCCGCGAACAGGCCCGGCTGCCGCACCGGTTGGTGCCACCACCCCGTGCACACGACGACGCGCGCATCGCCCTTGGCGAGGCCGTCCTCGCGGTGCCACGCGAGAAGACGGGCGATGCTGCCGGGCAGGTCCTCCGTGACGAGGTCCTGCGACCAATGTTGGAGGTAGCCCTCTTCGTCGATCGCTGCGAAGTGCACGAGCGCGCGCCTCTTGGTCTCGTTGGTCATGACTGCGCTTTCAGGAGCGGGAGCCCGGCGACGTAGGCGGCGTAAATGGCCGCGCCCGCGGCGTCGCGCTGGTGGTTGTTGGAGCGCGCGGGCCAGTCGGCGACGCGCCCGAGGATGACGGGGGCGATCTCGGCGTTCGTCGGGCCCGGCTTGCCCACGAGGGAGCGGCGCCACGTGGTGGCGGGGAACGCGAGCCACCGAAGGACCGTGGAGCCCTGGCGACGACGTGACTCGACGACGCCCTCGGCGAGCCCTGCGGCGTGCGCGGTGTCGAGGAGGTGCGGGACGATGCCCGCGCCCTTCGTGCCGTACGCGATGCCCGCGGGGCGCTCGATGCCGACGACGTGCGCGGGGCACTCGAGGAGGTAGCCGACGAGGTCCTCGTTTGCGACCTCGTCGGACTTGTAGAACGAGAGCGCGAGCGCGCCGGAGAGGCGTGCGCGGAGGAGGGTGCACGAGGTCACGCTCGCGCCGGGGTCGATGCCGAGGACGATCACGAGGCACGCAGCGCTTCCTGGCGCTCGATGCACGCCGGGCACGTGTGGGTCATCTCGAGCTCGCGGGCTCGGTCGGTGTAGCGTCGGCAGCATCGGCGGCAGTAGGTCTCGGCCGTCGTCTGCGTGTCGCGCGTGAGGGAGTAGGAGCCGCGGATCGCGCGCTGCGCGGGGCGGAGGGAGACGCTCATGCCGGCCTCTTCGGCGCGATGAAGCCCTCTTCGGGGTCCCAGAGGTCGCGGGCGCGCATGCGCCCGTTCTCGTGCGTGCGCGGCCCCTGCCCGACCGCGCGTTGGATGTCGTGCGTGCCGTAGCCGTCCGCGTCGATGCCGGGGAAGCGCGCGTAGCCCTCGGGGATCGTCTCGAGGTGCGCCAAGAAATCCTCGAAGATGGTCATGGGTCCTCCGGGGGAGCGGGAAGGGTCGAGCGGCGCGAGCGCTCGATGTCATCGGGCGATGGGGCGTTCGAGCGCGGGTCGTCCGCCCAAGAGGTGCGGCGACGAGGACGACGCCGACGGCGCGGCCACTCGACGTCGCCCATGAGGGCCTCGGCGAGGCACGCGGCCGTGATGAGGGCGGTCCAGAGGAGGGCCGTGAGGCCGAGGAGAACGGAGGGCGTCATCGGTCACCCCCGGGCACGCGGACACCTCCGCGGCGAAGGACGTCGGCGATCGCCGCGTGGACGTGCGACCTGCCCTCGCCGTCGTGGTCGGTTGCAGGGGGCGCCGAGCACGCGGGGCACGCGCAGGCCTCGGCGTGCTCGAGGACGTGAGCGCCGCACGACGGGCAGCGCCGGAGGTAGCCGCCGCCGGTGAGGGCGACGGTGCCGCTCGGGTCGCGACGGAGGAACGGGGCGCGCGCGTGGTGCGCGGCGAACCCCTCGCGGAGGCCGTAGGGCATCGGGCCGAAGGTCCTCATGCTCGCCGCGCCTTCGCGAGCGCGATGCCGACGCGCGCGTACTTGACGTGCGCGTACCCGACGCGCTTTGCGACCTCGGCGAGCGGCACGCCCGCCTCGGCGAGCACGAGCGCCTCTTCCTGGCGGGCGCGTTGCCCGCGGAGCTTCGGGTCTCGGCCCATCGGGTCGACCGCAACGGCGCGCGGGTAGACGCCTGGCCGAGGCGGGAGCCACCCCTCGGGCCGGAGGCCGCAGAGCATCGCGAGGGCGCTCAAGAGTCACCCCCGGGCGGGACGGCAATGCCGCCCTTCGTGAGGCGCTCGGAGAGAGCCTCTTGGACGCGTGCGCGGCCCTCGTTGTCGAGGTACGGGGTGACGCGGGCGAGGTACTCCTCGTCGGTCTCCCTCAAGAGGTCGTATGCGACCTGGACCGCACCCCCGTTCAGGTCGTGCGCGGCCGCGGCCGCCCCATCTTTGGGGGATGCGCTCATGCTGCACCGACCCCTTCCTCGGCCTCGTCCTCGCGGAGCGCGGGAGGCACGAACTCGACGGACGGGGGGCGGTCCCACGCATCGAGCGGGATGCCGTGCCGCTCGAGGAGGAGAGTCGCGGTCCTTCGACCCGCGCCTCGCTCGCCGTAGAGCAGATTCGAGAGCATGCCGGGTGCCCACCCGAGCGCGCTCTCGAACTCGCCGCGTGGGGTGTTGCCGAGGGCGACCCACAAGAGTCGGGCTCCCTCGGAGAATTTCGGTCCGAGATGGGTGCGGTACGTTCGACGCATGCCACCAACCATGATTGCGATCGCAACGCATGTCAATCGCAACGTAAGCGATCGTCGCGGGGCGCGCGATGTGTGTGCGTCTCCTACAAATCTACTGATTGCGATTGACATGTGTTGCGATCGCAATCATGCTCCCTCTCACCCGACGGCGCCCATCCACCCGCCTCGGACGGAGAGCAAAATGCGCTACGAGCTTCGCAGCCGTCTCGTGACGGTGGCCCGGTGCCTGGCCGAGCTGGGAGAGACGGAGAACGCGCGCGCCATCGCCCGGCGCGTGCACGACGGCACGGCGGTCGAGTGGCTCCGCGGGGAGCACGGCGAGCACGTGTGGGCCGAGGTCGAGGGCGTGGCGAGGTTCGCGGCGCGGTTCCGTCTCGCGCTTCCGTCGATGCTCTGCGGGGCGGCCGTGGCGCTCGAGAGGGCGTTCGGCGAGGCCGAGACGCTCCTGGTCGACGAGCTCCCCCGTCCGGCCGCCGTGCCGGTCGAGGCGCGCCCGACGGTGCCTGCTCCGGTGGTGGTCCTCGTGCCGCGGTCGACCCCGCCGAGGGCAGCGTGAACGCCCGCCTGCGCAGGCCCCGCAAGACGGAGCCGCTCACCCCCTTTCGCACGTCCGACGAGGAAGACGTGGTGCGCCCGAAGCACTACGGCGACGGTCCGCCGTGCAAGTCGTGCGGTCGCCGCATGGAGTGCATCGAGGTCGCCGAGCGGTTCCCGTTCTCACTCGGCAACGTGATCAAATACGTCTGGCGCGCCGGCAAGAAGGGTGACGCCCACCGCGTGGAGGACCTCGAGAAGGCCCGGCGGTACCTCGAATTCGAGATCGATCGGCTCACGAGGCCCGAGTGATGGCCGCCAAGAAGATGGCGGTCGCGTCCGTCGCGTCCGCGCTCACGCCGTTAGAAGCTCATGCGCTCTTACTACGGAGACACCATGCGGATTGAAACGATAGGCAACGCCACGCTCTACCTCGGCGACTGCCTAGAGTTACTGGGCGAAAGCATCCAGGCAATGAGTGCGGCAGCGTGCATAACAGACCCGCCCTACGGCATCAGCACAAAGTCGGACGGAATGGGAAAGCTAAATCCGTGGGCTGATGTTTGCAATTCTGCGTTTTGGTACGCCGAATGGTTCCGCGTGGCGAAGTCCCGCCTGCGCAAAGACGGCTGCATGTGGGCGTGTCTCAACTGGCGGTCTCTGGCGACGTTTCAGAAGGCGTCTTGCGACATTCGATGGCCAATTGAATCCCTGCTGATCTGGGACAAAAAATGGATCGGCCCTGGGGGTACTAAGGGCCTTCGCCCGAGCTATGAAATGGTTGCGCTTTTTGCTGGCGATGAATTCAGCATCGACAACAGGGGGCTTCCCGATGTGCAGGCGTTTAAGTGGTCACGCGTCAAGCCAAATGGGCACCCGGCTGAAAAACCAATCGCGCTGATGGATTTTTTGGTGAAAAACAGCAGCGCCCCAGGCGACCTGATTTTCGATCCATTCATGGGGTCCGGAACCACTGGCGAAGCTGCCATAGCCGCAGATCGTCGTTTTGTCGGATTTGAGCATGACCCGCACTGGTTCGACATCGCCTGCCGCCGAATCGAAGACGCGCAGCGTCAAGGCAGGTTGGAACGAGGGGGCTCCGCGTGACGCACCTGCGTAGCTCCATCGACCCCAAGATGAGGCCCTACACGTTTCCGGTCGAGCCGCGGTGGTTCGCGGATCGCGGGCTCGTAGCGAGGTGATCGTGGCGAGGAAAAATGACGTGGGCGACGTCGAGGTCAAAACCATCCTGAAGCGGCTCCCGGTGCGGCTGAAGGACAACGAGGTCATGGAGCGCGGCGAGCAACTCGCGCGCGCCCTGAACGAGATGCGCGCGGCCGAGGAAGAGGAGAAGACACGCAAGGCGAAAGCCAAAATGGCTATCGACGCGCTCAAGGAAGAGGCCGACCGCCTGAGCGGCATCGTGGCCTTTCGCGAGGAGCCGCGCATGGTCGAGTGCGAGGAGCGTTTGTCGCTCGCGGACGGCGTGAGCCGGATCGTGCGGCTCGACACGGGCGAGCACGTGGAGACGCGGTCGCTATCGCGCGAGGAGCTCATGGACATCCGGCAGGGGCGACTGCCCAACGTCATCGAGTTTCCGCGCGACATCCCCGACATGGGGTGAGAGCGCAGGCACGGGCGATGGGCCCGCGCGAGGTTCGAGGCCTCGACGTGCCACCGAGGCGCATTCAGGCGCCGAGAGAGAGAGAGAGGCAACATGCAGAACGAAACGACGAAGGCGACTTGGATCGCCCGAGGCGGCGAGCCCGTGCGCGCCGTGCTCGACCTGGACAAGGGCGCCCGCGAGAGGACGCTCGGAGACCACCTCGCGACGCGGTGCACGTCGTGCGGTGTCCTCGGCGCGAAGGTCCGCGAGACGGTCCGCGGGCCGGAATGCGAGCTGTGCTCGTGAGCATCCTCGACCTGCCTCACGGGCTGCACCTCGACGTGCCCGGCTCCGTCTACTACGAGCGCGTCGACGGCATCGCCAACGTGAGCGTCCTCAAGGAGGTCTCGCGCTCGCTCCTCCACGCTCGCGCGTGGTTCGACGCGAAGCTGGAGGAAGAGGAGAGCCCCGCGCTCGCCTTCGGGAAGGCCTTCCACGCGGCCATCCTCGAGCCCGAGGTTTTCGCCTCGACGTACGTGGTGGTGCCGAGCTTCGGCGACTGCCGCAAGAAGGAAAACAAGGCCGCTCGCGACGCGTGGCGCGCCGAGAACGCCGGCAAGCTCGAGCTCGACCAGGACGACATGCGCCGCATCCTCGGCATGCAGAAGGCCGTGCACGCACACCCGATCGCGGGGCCGCTCGTGCTCGGAGCCGCCACGGAGGCGACGCTTCGTTGGCGCGACGAGGCGACGGGCATCGAGTGCAAGGCTCGAGTCGACGCGCTCGCAAAGAGCCCGCGTGTCGCGGTCGACATCAAAACGACCGAGGACGCCTCGCCGCGCGGGTTCGAGCGCTCGGTGGCGTCGTACGGCTACCACCGGCAAGCGGCGTTCTACGAGGAGGGATTCCGCGCCATCGGCGAGCGGGTCGAAGACTTCGTTTTCGTGGCCGTCGAGAAGCGGGCGCCGTACGCCGTGGGCGTCTACGTGCTCGACGACGACGCAAAGTCTCGCGGGCGGCGACGGTTCCGCGAGGAGCTCGAGTTGCTGGAGAGCGCCTACGAGTCGGGTCGATGGCCCGGCTACGAGGAGGATATCGGGACCATTTCATTGCCGCCGTGGGCGGGCTGACGAAGGAGCAAATGCCATGTTCGATGCAGCACCGGAAGAAACTTCGCTTGTCGAGGTCCGAGACTCAGGGATGGAGGTCGTTCAGGCCGCGGGGGCGCTCCTCGTGTCGAGCGAGGTCGAGACGCAGCTCGCGGCGGCGCATCGCTACCCGCGCAGCGTCAAGCGTGCGCTCGACAACGCGCGCACGATGGCAACGCTCTCGCGTGACGTGGCGGAGTCGTGCATGTACGCGCTGCCGCGCGGCGGGAAGAGCATCACGGGGCCTAGCGTGCGCCTCGCCGAGGTGATGGCGTCCGCGTGGGGCAACCTCCAGATCGGCTCCCGCGTCGTCGAGGTGACGGACAAGGAGGTCGTGGCCGAGGGGTTCGCGTGGGACCTCGAGAACAACAACCGGATCCGCATCGAGGCGCGCAGGCGCATCACGAACAAGGGCGGCAAGCGCTTCGACGACGACATGATCGGCGTCACGGGGATGGCCGCGTCGTCGGTCGCGCTGCGAAATGCCATCTTTCGCATCATCCCGCGGGCGTACGTCGACACGGTCTATCAGGAGGCGATCCGCGTGGCCGTCGGCGACGCGAAGACGCTCGACCAGCGGCGCGGGGAAACGGTGGCGCGTCTCCAGCGTGGAGGCATCGCCCTCGAGCGCATCCTCGCGCGCATCGAAAAGCCGAGCGTGCAGGACATCGGGCTAGGGGAGCTCGAGGTGCTCGTGGGTCTCCTCTCGAGCATGCGCTCGAGGGAGATCACGCCCGACGAGGCGTTCCCGGAGGTCGACAAGGGCGAGGCTCGCGCGTCGGCGCTCTCGGCGGCCCTGAAGGGGAAGCGCGACGAGACGGCACCGAAGGCGCCGTCGAGTGCGCCCGAGGTGCACGCGGGCGAGGTGGTCGCGGACGCCGACGGCGTCGTGACCTGAAGGACGTGGACCGGGGCACCCAACGGGCAGGCGCGAAAACGTTCGGCCACGGCCGCGCGCCGGTTTGCTGCCCCCCGACCTGACCGGTGGCGAATTGGGTGAGTCAGGGGCCGATGGAGCTACGGGCGCGCGTCTTCCGCGCGAGGAGGTTCGAGACCTCCCCATCGGGCAAAGACAACACAAGGAGAGCGAACATGGGAATCGTCGGACTGCTGATTTCGCGTGGTGTGCGGTTCATGGCGGACGGCCTGAACGGGCCGACGAACGAGGAGGCGCGAGAGCTGCTCGAGATTCGGCTCGAGGAGGCTCGCGCCCAGCACGCGGAGGACCTGGAGAAGCTGGGTCGCGAGATGGCCGAGGTCGTCGCGCAGCCCCTCCAAGCGCGGCTCGACGTGGCGAGGCGCGTCGAGCGCGACGTTCGCACGGCGCTATGCGCGAGCATGAGCGAGTGTACCGACGTTGCCGCGCGGCGTGTGGCTGGCGAGCGGGACCTCGCCCGAGCCGAGCGCGACATGTACCGTCAGGGGTGCGAGAACTGGAGCAAGCTCGACGCGCCGGTCTCGGAGTTTCGCCGCGTGCTCCGAGTGTGCGACTACGAGAGCACGCTCGGCGCCGCCCGCCGCGTGGTGGCCGAGCGCGACGAGTTGCGTGATCGCGCCGAGAAGGCCGAGGCGTCACTCGAGGCAGCGCGAGCGAACGCGGTTCTGACGACGATGGTGGGCGACATCGGCGTGAGAAACTCGGGCGACGCGACGAGGCTCGAGGCGATCCTGGCCGAGCGCGACGCCCTGGCCGCGGAGGTGGCGACGCTCCGGGATCGCGTCGATGGGCTGGAGATCGACTTGAACTCGGCAGTGCAGAACTCGAAGGCTAACGAGGTTGAAGCAAACAATCTCCGTAGCGCCAACAGGACGCTCCGGGCTCGCGTGGCGGAGCTCGAGGCCGCGCCGCAGGGCCAGCCCGTCGCGACGGATGAGGAACTGCGAAAGGCGTATATCACGGCGATCACGGGAGCCGAGAGCCCGGCCGCGGTGCTGCCTCACGCCCTCCGCGCCGTCGCCGCCCGAGTGCGCGCCGAGCGCCCCGCGTGCCTCGTCGCCAGGGCCGTCGCGTTGGGCGTCGATGTGAGGGTGGCCGAGGATAGATGCGGTTGGCTCGTCGGCATGCTCGAGAGCGCAGACATCGACGAGGAAATCTTGCACAATGTCCCCGCCGCCGACGTCCCCTCGACGCTCTCTCGACTGCTCGACGAGGTCGAGGCGGCACGGAAAGGGGGTGCGAAGTGAGCGCGCCTCGCGAGGTGAGGGAGGCCGCCGGCGACGTGCTCATGCACTGGATCAACACGAGCGCCGACATCGACTGGGGCGACGTGCACGGCGCTCTCTCCCGCCACTGGGGAGATGCTCCTAGGCCCGTCGCGTTCGTCGATGCCGTGGCCAAGGAGATCCTCAGGATGCACGAGGACTCCGAGCGGATCCTCGCGCCGGTTCGGTCGCAACTGCGCGCCTACGTCGCCGAGCGCGTGGCCGCCGGCAGGAAGGGGGGTGCGTGATGCGCGTCGTACCGGTCACGCTTCGCGCCGCGAACGCGCTCGTGGAACGCCTGCACCGCCACCACCCGCCCGCGCGAGGGTGCCTATTTTGCCTCTCGGTGGTCGACGTCGACAACGCCGTGCGTGGCGTGGCCATCGTCGGGCGCCCGGTCGCTCGCATGCTCCAGGACGGGACCACGTGCGAGGTCGTGCGGGTCGCAACGGACGGTGCGAAGAACGCGTGCTCGATGCTCTACGGGGCCGCGTGGCGAGCTGCGCGGGCCATCGGGTACCTACGCATGGTGACGTACACGCTCCCCGAGGAGGGCGGCGCGTCTCTCCGTGGCGCGGGGTGGGAGTGCGTCACCGAGACCGCGGGAGGTGGCGAGTGGTCTAGGCCGTCACGAGCGAGGGGCGCGATGCGCTCGCCTGTAGGCCGCAAGGTGCGATGGCAGGTGAGCGCCGAGCGCGTGGCCGCCGGCAGGAAGGGGGGTGCGTGATGGCGATCGAAGGCTGGCGAGCGTGCGCACGATGCCGCGGCACCGGCAGCTACTACCCGGAATGCGACATGTGCTCCGACTCGACATACGACCACGTATGCCCGGATATCGCAGTGTGCGACAGGTGCGGAGGGGATGGCCTCAGCCGTGTCGTGATCGACGCCCTCACCGCCGCCCGAGCCGAGGGCTACGCGGAGGGCAGGGCTGCCGAGCGCGCGGACATGCTCGCGTTCGTCGAGGAGGCGTGCCGACTCGGGACGCAGGGCGACGCGCTGCTTAGGGCGCTCATGGCCAAGGGCAAACACGAGGGCGCCGCGGAGCTCCGGGCGCTGCGCGAGGTCGCCGAGGCGGCGCGAGAGGTGGCCGGGTATCACCGCGTGTACGGCACCGAGACCATCCAGGACGTCAACGTTGACGCGCTGCGAGCCGCCCTCGCGAAGGTGCCGCGATGAAGGCGCCCGACCACCACCCCTACCTCACCGAGGGCGACCTGCGCGACGCGGCGGACCGCTGCGAGCGCGAGGGCACGCTCGAGTCTGCCCGCGCCGTGGCCGAGCGCGTCCGCCGTGAGCGCTGCCTCGTCGCCCGCGCCGTCGCGGGTGGGGTGGACCTGGACGTGCGCGAGGGTGTCGACGACGGGAAATGGGGCGTCCATGTAATCGGTCGCGGTTGCGGCGCCGAGCACCATGCCGACAACGTCCCCGCCGCCGAGGTCCCCGCCACGCTCGCCCGCATGCTCGGGGAGGTGGGAGCATGATCGCCGTCACCATCACCCGTGACGAGCTCGTGCGCCACGACGCGTGCGACACCGGCCTCGCCCTGTTCGAGCGCATCGCGCCGTCCGGGCGTCTCGAGATCGCCGAGTGGACGGCGCTGCACGCCGTGTGGCTCGCGGTCGCCGAGCCGTCGCATTGTGGGTGGCTCACGAGCGCGGGGATCATCCCGGGCGCCAACCTCGCGGGCGCCGACCTCGCGGGCGCCAACCTCGCGGGCGCCTACCTCTCGGGCGCCAACCTCGCGTGCGCCAACCTCGCGGGCGCCAACCTCGTGCGCGCCAACCTCGTGCGCGCCTACCTCGTGCGCGCCAACCTCTCGGGCGCCAACCTCGCGGGCGCCGACCTCGTGTGCGCCGACCTCGTGTGCGCCAACCTCGCGGGCGCCAACCTCTCGGGCGCCAACCTCTCGGGCGCGTACATCGAGCGCGCCAACCTCGCGGACGCCAACCTCGCGGGCGCCTACCTCGCGTGCGCCTACCTCGTGCGCGCCAACCTCTCGGGCGCCAACCTCGTGGGCGCCGACCTCGCGCGCGCCAACCTCGTGCGCGCCAACCTCTCGGGCGCCGACCTCGCGGGCGCCAACCTCTCGGACGCCAACCTCGCGGACGCCAACCTCGCGCGCGCCAACCTCGTGGGCGCCTACGTTGGCATCGGTGCCGTGGCGCCGGCAGGATGGCGCACGACCGCATCGGGCTACCTGGAGCGGGAGGTGGGAGCGTGAGCGGGGGATACGTCACCGGGCGTCGACCGCAACTCGTCGCGCACGAGCTCGGCCACGCGATGGGCCTCGGGCACCTCGCCGCCGGCGAAGGCGGCATCATGGCCCCCGGCGTCGGGACGGACACGACCGCCGCGGACTGGGCGGAGTTTTGCCGCGCGCACTTCTGCGACTCGACGCCGGGGGTGAGCCCGTGAGATGCACGCGCTGCAGGCGAGACGCGACGGCTCGCGCCGTCGCCGTGCATGGCCCCTTTCTGGATTTCTTCGGGGGTCATGTCGATTATTTTTGACTGGTAGCCCAGTCTGGATTAGGGTGTGAGTTGTCCGGGGCGCACAACACCCCCGGCAGAAAGAGAGACCATCATGAGCACGACCACCGACATTGCCCCCGCCGTTGCCCTCCTCCATGCCGTCCCCGCCTCGAAGGTCCACACCCGCCGGCTCGGCGTCGACTACGTCTACCAGGCCGACGAGTCCGGCCGGAAATGGTACGGCGCGACCACCGAGGACCTCGCCGACCTGGCCGCGCGGCTCGAGCGTGGCGACGACGACGCCTACTCGCTCTGGTGTGCGGAGCGCGGTGGGGCCGACCCGCTCCCATACATCGCGACGGACCTCGACGGCGGCAACGAGGAGACGTTCGCGACGAGCTCGATGGACGACGCCGAGTACCTCGCGCGCCGCTGGGTCGAGGAGCAGGACGGCGACGGCGAGGGCGTGACCCGCGTTGACATCCTCGGGCCGGACGGCTCCGAGTCGACGGTCACGGTTCGCGCCTGAACGAAAAGAGCCCCCCGCGGCCCCACAACGGGCCCGGGGGGCGTGGCGATCGCACCGCCGCGGAGAGACCCCACACGGCGCCACGAGGCGCACGGAGACCCTAGCATGGCCGCACGACGACGCACCGCCTACGTCCCCGAGGACCAGCGGCATAGCTCCACCCGATTTCAGGCTCGGTTGACCCCGAGCCTCCACGCCGCGATCGACGGCATGGCCGAGCGGTACGACCTCTCCCCCTCCGTGGTGCTCGAGGTCCTCCACGACCTCGCCATCGTCACGGGGAGGCTCGATGCCGCGCTTTACGCCGCCATGGTGCTTCACGAGGACCCCGCCGCCTACGAGCGCGCCGTAGGGCGTCCTGCGAGCGAGGACGCCAGAGCGTTCGCGGCGAGGTCGGCGAGGCGGGCGAAAACCATCATGGCGCGGGAGGGATCGTCGTGAGCAACACCAAGGGATTCGTTTGAATCCGCGAAATTAACAGCCGGAGAATTTAACGAGCCATGAAACTCTGTATCCACGTAAGACCGCGAGATGACGGGCAAGGTTGGGCCGTTGACGTGTTCGACGGACGCCGCGCCTGGACCAAAACCCACCTCGGAGAGAGCCCTCTGAACAAGGCTGAGGCTCACAGGCTGGCTCACAAACTCCGCGACCCGAAATTTTACACCGCACGAACGAAGCGCGCGGTTAACAGCGGAGGTGCGCTGTGAACGTCGGCGAAGCGAACCGCGTACGCGCCTGCCTCGACTGTGGCGAGCCGGGCGCGCTCCTGTGGCGCACCACCAGGGCAGAGAACCCTGGGCGCCTGTTGCGCATCTGTGCCGCTTGTCTGCGCAAGGATGACTGGCACCGCTTCGGGCTGGTTGAGCGCCAGCCGATCTTGGGCGAGGTGCCCACGGAACTCGTCAATGGCGAGTGGTGCTTTCCGCAGACCGAAGGCCAGGAGCCAGCAGCGGTCATCACCTACACCGATGAGCCATCGCCAGAGACTGGTGACGTGGGCTGGTGCTGGTGGGCGCACGGATCGATGGGGTGTGCACCCACGTACGAGGGCGCCTGCCGAGCCGCCGAGGCAGAGATAAAGCGCCGCACCTCTCCACCGCCGTAGTGCTCGAGGTCCTCCACGACCTCGCGCGCGCCTCCGGGAAGCTCGACGCCGCGCTCTTCGCCGCGATGGTGCTCCACGAGGACCCCAACGCGTACGCGCGCGTGGTGGGCCGCCCTGCGAGCGAGGACGCCAGGGCGTTCGCGGCGAGGTCGGCGAGGCGGGCGAAGGCCGTCATGGCGAGGGAGGGGTCGTCGTGAGCACCTACGGCATCGGACGCAGCCGAGGCTGGACCGGTGCGGAAGTGCAAGCAAGCAAGCCTCAGCCCCAATTTTGCCGAGTCATTCTCGACACTTGGCCCATTTGACGGCCATTTGACAGCGGGGCTACCTTCGGGGGCCTACCCGCCGAACGAGCCTGAGCCCCTGCGAGTAGTCGATGTGCCGATCGTCGTGGCTCGTGCGCCCGGGCTCGACGACGGCGCCCGTGAGCATGTGCCAGCCGTAGAGGTCGACCCTCCCGCCGGGCCCGCGGGCGAAATCCTTGTGCGTCCCGGCGAGCAACGTGTACGGCTGGCCGTCGACGAGGCGCGCGATGCGCTCCCGTTGGGCCTGGTAGGCCGCCATGCTCGCGCCGTTCGCTCGGTCGTTCGGCGAGCGGAACAGGCGCCGTGGGTCGAGCCGGAGGTCCGCGGCGCGCCAAATCGCGTCGACGAGCTCCATGGTCGGGAGGTCGCACTCCCACGCGTCGCACACGGCGAGGACGTCCCCGCGGGCGATGGGGGCGACGTAGACGGGGGCGACGTGCCACAACTCGCCCGCGCACTCCACGACGGGCCACGACTCCACGGGCCCGTCGGGGTAGGACGTCGCGCCGACCTCGAGCGCGGGGGTCACGCCGCCTCCTCGTAGCGGCTCGCGCCGCAAAACTCGCCGATGCCGATCTCGCAAAGGTCCGCGTCGAGCTGCGCGATCCGGTCCTCCTCGCGTCGAGCGAGCGCCCAATCCACGATACTCGTGCCGTGGGCCGTGCTCGCGATGGTGACCTCGTTCGGGTCGACACCCCAGAGGACGGCTCCGAGGAACTCGCGTTGGAGGTGCCGGAGAGACGCCGCGTAGATGCCCTCGTCTCCCGTGTAGTATCCACGCGATTTGAGTTTCGCCGCGAACTCGGTGGCCTCCCCCGCGCGCACGGCGTCCCACGCCGGGGCGTAGCGCTTCGCGAGGAACACGAGGTGATGCGCCATCGCATCGGCGAGCGAGGAGAACCACCGGAACCACGTTTGCTCGTGCGGGGGCTCGTAGACGACGCGGCGCCCGCGCTCGATTTCCCACGTGCCCGGCAGCATGAAGAAGGGCACGCCGGCCTCGGCCTGCGCGCGTGTCACCTTGAGGTTCCCGATGTTGTTGCACCAACAACTCGAGCCCCGCCCCGTCTCGAGCGCGTACTGCGCCCAGAGGACGCCGACGGCCTCGCGCGTGAGCGTCGGGTCGGCGAGGCGCGCCGCGCGGGCGTAGTCGGTGAGGCTGAACGTGGTGCGCTCGACGGGGTGAACGTTCATGTTGCCCTACTCCTCGCCGTGGTGATGGTGCGCGTAGCGCTCGCCTCGGCCGTCACGGCTGCGGCCTGCGAACGTGCGAGCGTGCGTGTTCGAGCGGCCGTGGTCGCGTGCGCGAGTACGACGATGTCTGACAGGACGGTGCCGGTGATGGCAGCGGCGCACGAGACCGTCACCGTGGCGACGCCAGAGAGCGAAGCGGTGCCGCGCGGGATCGCCCCACACGAGATGCCGACCGGGCACGAGGCAGCCACCGCAACCGACGCCGACGCGCCAGCCGATCCGGTAGTAGATGCGGACGCGGCGGCGGACATCGCCCCCGAGGCCTGCGGCGTGGCCGTGCCGGTGGTCGCCACGCTCGAGGCCGCCGAGACCGCCCCAACTCCACGCGGGATCGCGCTCCCGCTCGTCGTCGCCGACGAGCTCGCCGCGGCCTGCCCGAGGCCCGAGGGGACCGACGCGCCGGAGGTGGTGACCGTGCACGATGCCGCGATGGCCGAGCTCGTGCCGGTTGACGCGCTCCCCGTCGTCGTGATGGCGCACGTGGCGGCCATGGCGCCCGAGCCGGCAGGGATGGCGGCCCCGGAGGTGGTGACCGAGCATGCCGCCACCGCTGCCCCCGCACCGCGCGGGATGGCCGCACCGGTGCACGAGGCCGACCCTGCGGCGGACATCGCCCCCGATGCGCTCGGCACCGCCGTGCCCGACGTGGCGACCGAGGCCGCCGCCGACATGGCGCCGGAGCCCTGAGGGATGGCCGCCCCCGACGTCGTGACGCTCGCGGCCGCGGAGGCCTGAGCCGATCCCGAGGGGATGGCGCTACCGGTCGTGGCGGCGGAGCTCGACGCGGCGCACGCCACGAGGGCGCGGCCCGCTGCCGTGCCGCTCGTGACCGCCGACCCCGAGGCCGACATGGCGCCCGCCCCCTGCGGCACCGCTGCCCCCGTCGTGACCACGCTCGAGGCGGCCGACATCGCCCCCGCGCCGCTCGGGACTGCCGTGCCCGAGGTGGCCACCGAGGACGACGCCGCGCACGCGGTCAGCGCCTGTCCAGAGGCCGCGCCGCTCGTCGTGACCGCGCACGCTGCCGACGCCGCGCCTGCGCCTCTGGGGATGGCGGCGCCCGTCGTGGCGACGCTGGCCGAGGCGGCCACGGCTCCCGCTCCCCTCGGGATGGCCGAGCCGGTGACGGCGACCGAGGCCGCCGCCGAGCACGCTCCGGCCCCTCGTGGGATCGCCGCTCCGGTCGTCGTGACGGTCGCTGCCGCCGCGCCCGCTGCCGAGCCGCGTGGGATGGCGGCGCCCGATGTGGTGACCGTGGCCGCCGCTGCCCCTGCCGCCGCGCCCCGAGGGATAGCCGACCCCGTCGAGGTCGCCGTGCCGCTCGCCGCGATGGCCGACGTTCCGCCGCCAAGCGCGTACCGCGTGACGGCCGCAGCCTCGGCCGCGTCGAGCTGCGCGTCGGTGAGGGCCTCGCGAGAGACGCCGAGCTCGAGCACGAGCGCGTCGAGGAACTGCGCGGCTCCCGTGTAGTCCGCGCCGGAGAGCAGCACGTTCGTCGGGTCGGCGGCGAAATCTGTTGCGGCTACGCTCGTCCACGCGCCACCGTCGACGCGCACGCTCGCGTTCGTGCCGTTGAGGCGCGCCTGGATGACGTGGTAGCCCGCGGCGAGCGCGACGTAGGCCGTCTGGACCGGGCCGCCGCTCGTGTATATGCCGAGAGCGACGCCGCTCGAGGAGACGCCCAGGGCGATCGTCGCGCTGTTCTCGGTGGCGATGATGCACGCGTCGTCGAACACGTACGTGCCCGGCGCCGCCGCGCTGCGCACCGAGACCACCGCGTGCACGGTCGCCGTCGTCGCGCCGAGGTACGTACCCTCCGCGGGCTCGGCCGTGCGTAGGATGCTCGACACGCCACCGAAATCAGCTGGCGTGTAGCCGTTCTGCGTCGCGCCTCCGACGGGGGGCGAGACGCCTTCGGAGAGGTCGCGCCCGAGCGGGTAGCCTGCGCTCGCCTCACCGCGCCACGGGCTGCCCGTGTAGTCCGCCCACCACCAGCCGGACCACGGGAGATCGAGCGGCGAGGCGAACCCGAAAACCGCATTGCGGTACGGCTCGGGCAGCCTCGCGACGCCGTCACTCCCACCGATGATCGCGGCCAGTTTGCGCCGCACGGGTCAGCCCTGCGCGATGAGGATTCGCGACGTGATGCCTACGGCCGTCGTGGCCGATGGGACCCAGAGAGGTTGCAGCGCCGTGCCGTCGTAGAGCTGAGGGAACCCTACGCCGAGAGCGTCGATGTCGCGCCCGAACCCCGCGCCGCCGCACGCCGCGAACGTGATGCGACGGAACGCGACGAGGTGCACGGCGCCCGCGGCGAGGCTCGTTCCGAGCGTCCACGATTGGATGCTCTGCACACCCTCGTCGCCCGCCTGGAGATAGCCCTCGACGAAAGTGCCAATCGCCGCCGTCGCGGGGAATGAGGGAATCGTGCCCGTGCGCCCGCTCGTGCCCGCCGGGTTGGTGTAGCTAAACGTCATGTTGGTGATCGCGCCGGCGTTCGTGGTCGCGGTGCGCACCTCGATGCCCACGCCCACCCCGCGCCCATCGGTCGCCCCGTCGGCATCTCGCGCGGGCCACGTCGACGAGTTGATCGTCTGAGCCGTCGTGGTCGTAACTACGAGACCCGAGTTGTCCCAAATCCTATCGATAAGCTCGTATCCGCCCGCGAGCGACGCATAGACCGAGAGACCCGCGAGGTAGCTATTTCCCGCGCCCGGAGTGGGAACGTTGATGAGCCCTGCGCGGGCCGTCACCGTAGCGCCCGCGAGACCCGACGCGGGAGCCGCCATTGCGCCAGGAGCGCCCGCCACGTAGACGGGCGAGTACAGGACGCCCGCGGCCTCGAGCGTGCCCGACGTCTTGATGAACGTGTACGGCGGGAGCAGCCCGGCGATAACGCCGTCCACGGTGGTGATAGCCATTTGTGGCGCCCCCTCAGTCGATGTTGAAGTCGAGCTCGCCGGCAGCGAACGAAGGCGTGATGCCCGCGCTCACCGCGAGCGACGCGGGCGACGTGAACGCGCACCGGCCGATGATCTGCGAGGCGCCCGCGGACGCAACTCCGATGCTCGCGTACGTGATGGTATTCGATCCGGCCGTGCACGCGCCGAAGGTGATGGTGGCCGTGTTGCTCGCGTTGCCGCCCGAGATGGTCCACCCGCCCGCCGAGCGCGCCACGGCCACGCGGGCGTACCCCGTGTACGTCGCCTCGCTCGTCGTCTGGTCGCCGGCCTCGCCCGGGTCCGCGGTGTGCAAGGCGATGTAAAATGACCCGGCCGTCGTGCTCGAGCGCAGGCCCGTCGCGTCGCCGACGTTCGCCCAGTTCGTGTTCTGAAAAAGCAGGTTGAGAAATGCGGTCTCGGCCGCGTTGGACATGCTCATGGTTCGTATACTCCCTTGACGACTAGGCTCACGGCGTCGGCGTAGATGACGCCGCTCGTAAGCGTGATTTTGGGCCGAATAACGATGCGCCCCGCGCTGCCTCGTGGAAGGTCGGAGGCCGAGAACAAGTGCTCGAACACGATCTCTGTCGCCGTTGGCGTCCCGTGGGTTGTGACGGACCACTGGGCCTCGACACGGTCGGCACGCCGTACGAGCAACACCGCAGAGACAACGTCTGTCGTCGGGCTCCACGAGCCGTCAGACGTCACCGTGTGACGGTACGCCTCGGGTGACTGCGCGAACTCGTGGAGTGTCATCCGTCCGGCTCCGTCTCGCGGAACGTCGCAAATCTCTCGCGCGCCGCCGCGTTCGCGATCGACTCCTGCGCGGCATAGAGCGCTTCTTCCGCGGCCTTGCCCTCGTGCACCGCCTTGGCCGCCGCGAGGCCCGCCTCGGCGAGCGCGAGCGCCACCGTCTTCGCCACGTCGCCCGCGGCGCTCACTGGCACCACCCCGTGCGCGGACGCGCGTACTTGTCCTGGACGCGATGTCGACACGCGAGGTAGCCCTCGCACGTAGACGCGGACCGACGGCACACCTCGAGCTCGGCGCCGTAGGCCGTCGGGGCTGCCGCGGGGTGTGCGCATCCGTCGAGCACCACGACGCAGGCGAACGCCACGACGAGGACGACGAAGGCCTTCAGAGAGAGATCGGCGAGGGTCATCGGCGCTCCGTGGTGGTGGTGACGGCGAGGCGTTCCCCTAGGAACCCACCCGCCGTGCTGAGGACGACGACGGCGAGCGCTGCGGCCGCCCATCGGATCGCGGTCTTGCGCCGCTGCTCGCGTCGCGCGAACTCCCCGATCCCTGGGATCGTCTCGACGCCCTTGCCGGTGACGGCCTCGTAGGTCGCCGCGGAGATCGTGAGGGTGCGCTCGCCCGCTTCGGCGAGGGTGTCGAGCTTGGCGTGCACCCGCTCGAAATCTTCGGCGATGTCGCCGCGCAGGTTGAGGATGTCCCGCATGTCGACGGGGCCACCGGCGCGCGTGGGGTCGTAGTCGATCGGGCGGTACGACGCCCCGTTTTTGCGCGAGGCGCTCACGGCACGACCTCCTCGGCCGCGTGCTCCGCCGGAGGGCACGACGAGCGGCACCGCTCGGCCGCCTTGCCGAGCTCGTCGTTCACCTTGTCGAAGTCGGCGATCTGGTGCTCGGTGAGGGAGTCGAGTTTTTTGCGGTACGCGACCACCGCGGGGTGCTGGCCGCTTTTCGTCCGGTCCTCGCCCATCACGGCCTCCGTCCTACGGCCTCGACCACGTTCGCGAGCTGCGCAACGGCCGTCGTCGTGCGCTCTTGGATGTTGATCGCCCGCTCCCCGAGGCTTTTCGCGTCGTCGACGCGGCGCTCATGCACTTCGGCAAGCTCCTCGCGGAGCTGCGCCAGCTCGGCGTCTTTCTTGTCGCGCATCGCGGCGAGCGCGTCGGCGCCCTCCTTCCGCGCGGCCGCCAGCTCCTGGTCCTTGCGCCAGAGCGCGATGACGGCGAGCACGAGGAGCACCCCGAGCACGCCGTGCCCCACGATCGTTTCGACGAGCTTCGCGGTGTCCACGCCCTTCGCAAATCGCGTGGTGCGCTATGCCGCCTAGAATCCCTGTTTTTGGACGCTCACGGTGTAGCCCCAACGGATGTTCGTGGCCGCGTAGCCGGTGAGACGCAGAACGAGATCGTCGCCGTCGACGTCGAGCGCGACACCAAGTCCAGGCGAGCCGAGCCCGTCCGCGGTCGCCTGCGAGATCGATGTCGCGGACGCGATGCGGGTGATCAGCCCGTACACGCGGACACGGAGGTTGGTGGACGCTGCCGAGTCGCGGCACGTGATGACACCCTCGACCGACCACGCCCCGTCAGCGTCCATGGTGTCGAGCACCGTGTCGAGCGGAGTCGCGTCCGTCGTCGTCACGTGGCCTACGAGCTCGCGCGTCACCACGAGCGGGTCGGCGTCGTTCACGATGTCGGCGCCTACCCCGATCGTGACTCGCGTCAGGTTGTCGGGCGCGCCGACGTCCTCCACGCGCACGGCGCCGACGAGCTCAGTGACGGGTCTCTTGGGAAGGTCCGTTCCCTCGAAGCGCTTCGCCGAAGGGCCGAAGAAGAGGTCTAGTACGCTATACGTTGGATTACCCATGAATCCCTCAGAGGCTCATCGGGAAATGGCCCCGAGAGAAAGATATGCCCTTGTAAGTGGAGTTCAATCCGACCGCGCAGATGTCTGACCCATTTGAGGAGAGGTAGACATTGGCATCGATAAGGGCTCGCACCGGCGACGGTGCCCGGCCCCACGTCGCGCCCCCGTCGGCCGAATAGACAAGGTGCTGAATATCGAAGGGGACGTTCAAGTCCAGCTGAACCCCGACGAGGATGGGACCCATGCTCACGAGACTGTGAACGTAGGCAAAGGGGGCCGATGCCGCCGCCTGCGTCCACGACGCACCGGCATCATCGGTAACCCATACCTCGCCCGTCGTGGCGCCCGAGACGTAGACGACGAATCGTCCTCGCCACGCATCGTAAGTGATCCCGGAGATGGCCGTGGCCCCGAAGGCCGTGGTCGCCTCCGTCATCGTGACCCAATCGGTCGTCGTGTAGACCCCCTTGGTCTTTCCTTGAACCATCCATGTGGTCCCGTCCGTCGCCGGACGAACCGGGAACATGGAGCCCGCACCCGGGAGCGCGACAGAGGTCCATGTCGTCGGCGTCGCTACGTCCGATTCGTAGAGCTTACCCGACGAATAGATGACCCACTTGTCGTTCACCGGGTCGTGCACGACGCCGCTCCAACCGTTCGAGGGAAGGGAGGTTGAGCCCGAGTAGGTCGACGTCGAGTCCGTGTACCCGTATTGTACGGCGTTGCCCTCGCACGGAATGAAGAGCCCATTGCCGTACCGTGAGTTCAGGGGGTCGTTGATGAACTCGATGTGGTAGCTTGTGCCCGGTTGAAGAGAGCTTGTTTGGCTGGACCAGATCGCGCCGTAGCACTCGGAGTAGTAAGACGTCTGGGGAGCGCCCACGTACCACCTCTGACGCTTCTTCGAAAAGCCCGCGTGACCCGTCTTGTTCACCCCAGAGAGGCCCGCCAGATCGACCGCAGGATCGAAGCGGGCGATCTGCATCGCGAGCGACCGGAGAAGGTACGTCGTCCGATCGCCGAGCGCCTCAAAGCCGACGTTCCACGACGACGCGATCGGCGGGCTCGACGAGTCGAGGGTGTAGTAGTCCTTCGGAAAGACGGGGGATCCTGCGTATTGCGGCATCAGAATGGCTCCCAATATCGAGTCGTGGTCGAGTCACGCGGAGAGGGCACACGCGAGCCGAAGCCCGCCGTGTCTTTGCCCGAGTCGATGGACCAATCACCCCATCGGCCGTCGGGCAGAGAGGCAAGGTTCGTCGGGTCGAAGTCAGTCGGGTCCTTGGTCCAGATCACGGCGCGAACGTACGAGTGAGCGCTCTTCCACTGGAGAATGAGGCTCTTCACGAGGTCCACGTCTTCTTGCCGGCAGAGGTGCCCGAGGCCCGTGGTGCGCCCGCTGAGAAGGCCCGCATCGCCGATCGTTGCCCCGGAGTAGTCCCACGGATCTTCGATGATGATCCACATCTCGGACCACCACGACGCGACGTCGCTCGTGCGCTCGGGGTGAGAGAGCGAATCCCAGTTGAGCGGGACGCCCTCGAGCCACGAGACGACGCCAAGCGCGCTCACCGTGACCCACGTCCCGAGGCGCGAGACGATGCGAACGCGAGGCCGCCCGGGAAGGACCTCGTGAAGCTGGCGGGCGAGGCACTCCGCGCGCCCAGCTTGGCGCCACGTGTCGAGCCACGCGCGAAGGCGCGCCGCGTACTCGTCGTCCGTGTCGTCGGCGCCGCGAACGATGCCGCGCGACCGGCCGATGAGACCGAAAGCCGTGGGGTTGTAGCCGGGTCGCCCCGAAAGCACGCCCTGAAACGCAGTCTCGAAGAGCGCGTCGAGCGGCGCGACGACCGACCAGAGGAGGCGATACCCGACGTCGAGCCCGGGCACGTTTTGGAGCCACGCGGGGACGTGCTCGTGGAACGAGTCGCGGAATTTCCGGATGCTCATGCGTCGACGAACCTCACGGTGAGAGCCGCGGTTAGGGTGGCCACCTCGCCCTCGTTCAGCGCGAGGTCCGCCGCGCCGTCGACGTCGAACACGGACGGGTGAGCGAGTCGGCACACGCCGTCGATGCTGCCCGCGTAGAGGTAGCCTTGGGGGCTCGGGGGCTTCGCGATGCCGCCGATCGGGTACTCGCGGACGAAGGTCAGGAGCGCGCTCGTCACGAGACCTTTGAGCGCGTCCTCGGTGAGACCCGGCGTGCGCCGCGCCCACACCGTGATCGTCGCCGAGAGCGGCTTCGTCGCGGACGCGGAGACGAGGACGCTCACCGTGTCGGGCCTCGCGATCTCCTCGATGCGCTCGCGCACGCGCTCGAGGTCGGACGCGACCGGGGATCCTGAGGGCGACGCGCACCACACGCGCACGAGGCCCGCCGAGGAGCCGGTCGACACGCGGAAGCGGTTGATGTCGACGGGGCTCCCGTCGAGCCGCTTCGCCGTGCGCACCGCGTAGCCGTAGGCGCCTCGGGGCCCATCGAGGGAGAGCGACGCGAGCTTGTCCCGCATCGTCTCGCGGATCTCCGGGTCGCTCGCCTTGTCGCTCCCGACGATGGCCGCAGGGTTCGTCGTCGTGACGCCCAAGAGCGCCGTCTCGAGCTCGCGCACCTCGCCAGGGCCCGCGGACGAAGCCGAGCCGACCTCGACGGCCTGAACGGGCACGTCCGCCGTGCCGAAGGCCGCCAGCGTGAGCGGAGCGGTCGTGACGTAGACCTTTCCCGTGTCCGGGTTGTAGACGCGCACCGCGCCCGCCGGGTACGAGAACACGCCGCCGCCGGTGTTCGTGAATCGCTGCACGCCCGCGGCGAAGGTCGCGTCGTCGGGCGTAAAGCCGTAGTCGTTGATCGCCGACTGCCAAAGCCAATCGCCCTCCGCGGTCTCGCGAAACCGGCTCTTCACGAGCTCGGCGACGAGCGTGGAGAATCCGGCGATGGAGATGGAAGCGCCGCGGATGAGCGTGCGCAGCGCGCCGCCCTTGCGCCACGAGCGCGCCGAGAGCCCGATGGTCTCGAGGATGTCGAGGATCTTCTCATTCGTCTGGTCGGGCGTCGCCGGGGCGATGAGCATGTCGATCGGGAGAGGCATTAGGACACCACCCGCGAGAGGATGCCGTCGACCAGGGCGGCCTCGATGTTGAGCACGCCGTCGACGGCCTGCACCTCGATGGAGATGCGGTACCCGCCGACCACGTCGCCCATCGGCGAGACCGTCGCGCGCACCTCGGCCACGCGATCGTCCTTGAGGAAGTCGGCTCGGATCTCGGAGGCGAGGTCGCGCCCCTCCACGCCCGAGAGCGCGTCGACGATGCCCACGCCGCGGTCGGCGTCGTCGGGGTTCGAGCCGTAGACCTCGACGAGACGGTGGTAGAGGTCCTGGTCGAGGATCTCGAGGGGGTCCGTCGTCTCTCGGCCGAACGGGTCGAGGTCCCTCATGCAAACGAGGTCCTGCATACCCACGCGCGAGCGCGGCGCGCGCTATTCCGCGAGCACCTTGGTCGTGCTCGCCCCCGTGATGGCGTTCGCGAGCGTCGTGAGGATGCCGGAGAGCGCGGGGCCGGTGACGGGGCCCACGATGCCGTTCGCCGCCGTCGCGGCCGCAGCGATGGCCGTGGCGAGCGGCGGGCCCTTCACCACCGGGAGCGCCGCGGCGCCGAGCGTGATGAGCGTCATGGCGTCGAGCGAGAGGGCGAGCGGCGTGGAGTCGTCCGACGCGACGATCACGGGGTCCTGCCCAGGCCCCCAGCCCACGAGCACGATGCTCGACGGGAGGAGCTCGGCGCTCGCCCCCTGGATGCCCGGCCAGAGCTTCGCCCCGATCAAGTCGGCCTTCTCGCCGAGCTCGACAGCCTGAAGGAGCCACGATCCTTCCGGGCCGGGGCTGACCACGCGGTAGCGCGTGAGGCGCGAGAACTCGCGCTTTGCGACCTCGCGCATGAGCCGGCGGAGCATGACCACGAGGGGCGGCCCGGGCTCGTCGGGGGCGTCGCCGCACCTTGCCACGGTGCGGAAGCCCGACGTGCCGAACGTGATCTCGACGTGCCGAACGGTGAGCGTCTCGGTGAGGCCGCGGAGCGGGTCGGGGAGGATGATGGATCCTGGCTCCACGACGGTCGTTCCGCCGAGCTCCACGGTCCTCGTCGCCGGGTCGTAGTGGAGTAGCTCGACGTCGAGCGGGTTGAGCGGCACGGGCACGCGCGGGCCCACGATGGTCACGCCGGCGCGCGACACGTGCCAATCCATGCCCTCGAGCACGCGCGACGCCGGGCCGGCGTGGCGCACGTAGCTGCCGTCTTCGCCCATGGGTGTTGGGACGAGCACGGTCGCGACCTCGAGCGCCGCGGCTGCCGTCGGCGTGATGACGGCCGGCGAGAGCACCTGAACGGGCACCCTGAAGTGCTGCGGGGGGAGCTCGCGACGCCACCCCTTGCCGCCCACCAACGTCGCCTTGTGAACGCCACCGAACGAGCCCGTGCGGTCACCGTCGACCGTCCCGAAAAAGGGCGCGTTCTCGCCGAGCACGAGCGGGAGCTTCGCTTCGCCGGGCGGGTCGGCGGGCACCTCGGGGTCGAGCACGAGGTCCGCGATCCATCCCCCCGACCATGGGATCGTGATCTTGCCGGAGAGCACGCGGATAGGGCCGAGGAGGAAGAGCATGCGTCAGCCTCCCGCAAGGCTCTTGAGGGTCGCGACCTTCGCCTGAATCTCGCGGTCCGCTGCGTCCGCCGCGGTCGGGATTGCCTTGCTCGCCGCGGGGATGGCCGCGAGGGGCTTGCCGAGCGCCGGTAGCGGCCTCTTCCACTCGAGGCACGAGATCGTTGCGGTCCAGAGGCCGAACTCGTCTTGGTCGGGCCCCGACACGTCCTCGATGACGACGCTCGTGATGGAGTGCGGAGGCATGTTCAGGAGCGGGTGCGAGACACCGAGCGCGATCGGCTTCATCCCGGGCAGCGGCTTCGCGAAGTGGAGGCGCGCGATCGCCTCCCACTGCACGAAGTCAAGGGAGCTCCACATCTGAATCACGATCTTGAACTTCACGGGGTCGGTGCCCGCGTAGACCGTCGTCGCGCCCGAGAGCCCGTAGCCCTGTTGAATGTTCCACTTTCGCGGGCTCGAGAGGCCTTGAATCGTGGCGACGCCCGGCGTCTTGAGGCCGCCAGGGAAGATCACGTAGTCCTGCCGCGGGATGAACCCGCCGAAGTCGTCGGTGCCCGGATCGCTCATGGCGTGACCCCCGCGGTGATGAGGCCTCGCTCGATGGCCTCGGTGAGCTGCGCGACCACGTCGGGCAGCACGGCCTGGACGCTCGGCCCGTCGGTCGCCTGGATGGTGATCGGGGCGTTCACGACGACGCCCCCGCTCGACCGCCCCGCGCCGCCGTCCGCCTTCGCCGTGCCGACCACCGAGGGCACCTCTACGAGGCCCGCGACGGCCTCTTGGGCGCCCCCGCTCGACCGCTTCACGCCGCCCGCGTAGCCCTCGCCCGTGTTCTCGCCGTACTCCTCGAACACCTTCGACGGGGAGCGGATTTTCATGTCTGCCGTGAATCGCCCTTTGATGGCGTCGGAGAGCATGCCGATCGTCTCTCCCACGCCGGGGAGCGCGCCCTTGAGGCCTCGAATGAGGCCGCTCACGATGTCGCGTCCGAGCGCCTCGAAATCGAGTGTCTTCGCGAAGCTCGAGAGCGACGCCATGCCCGCCTTGACAGCGAAGAAGGCGCCGAGGAGCGTGTCGACCTTCTCGGCCGCGTAGCCGTAGACGCCGATGATCATCCCCGCGTAGAGCTTCGCCGAGAGCAGCGCGCCGTTTGCCGCGATGCCGATCCCCTTGATCGCCAGAGACAGCCAGTCGACGCGCGCGAGGTTCGACTGCGAGAACCACTCCTCGAATCGCTTCTTGCCCTGAAGGGCCATGATCGCGATGTCGAGCCCCGCGATCACGAGCTTCTTGAAGCCGGCTTCCGCAAGGGGAACGCCCTTGGTGAGCGCGCCGGTGAGCGTGTTCCCCGCGAGGGTCACGATCTCCTTGAGCGCGGCCCCCGCCACGGTCGAGTCAGAGAACAGGTTCACGAGGCGCGAAACGCCCTCGAGAAGCGGCTCGATTTTGACGCCGTCCGTGAGCTTCCCGAGGTTCTCGCCAAGGCGCTTGGCCTGGACGTCGAGCCCGAGCGTCTTCTTCTTGTTCGTCTCGCCGAAGCGCTCGTCGACCGCATCCGCGAGGGCCTTCGCGCCGTCCGCGAGCTTCACGCGCCCTTCCACGAGCGCCTTCTTCGCCTGCGCGATGCCGACGCCGAGGTTCCCGGCGAGCTTCTTGGCGACGTCGTCGAGCTTCAGACCCGACCCCTGGAGCTCGAGGGGGTTGAGCTGAAATCGCTGCGAGAGCTTCCCCCGCTCGAGGATGCCCTTGAGCTGGTTTCCCGCCGCGTCGTCCATCCCCGCCGTCGCGCCTGCGATCGCGCGCATCGAGTCGACGAGCGTTTGCCCGCCGATGCCCGCGCGGTGCATCGCGAGCCCAAGCTCGCCGATCTTCTCGCGCGAGAGCGGCACGCGTCCGGCGAGCGCGTCGATCTGCGTCCCGAGCGCCGCCGCGTCCGATGCCGAGCCGAGCGCGCTCTCGCGCATGAGCGCCATCGTCCGGGCCGCGTCGGCGCCCGCGATGACCCACCGACCGAACGCCACGACGCCCGACACCACGGCCGCGCCGAGCGCCACGACGGCCGCCCCGAGCGCGAGGGAGCCGGCCGCGAGGACACCCGCCGCGCCGCCCGCGTCCTCGTACTTGCCTTTGAGCTGGTCGAGGAGGCTCTTTTTTTCGCCGAGCTTCGCCTTGGCCTCTTCCTCGGCCTTCGCCGTCTCCTCGGCCTTGCGCGCGAGCTCCGCGTGCCGCTTGTTGAGGCCGTCGATGGTCGCGCCTTGCTTCTGCATCGCAAGCGTCGCCTGCGACACGGCCGAGCGCGTCGACGCGATCTGCGCCTTGAGCTGCGCCTTGGCGGCCTTCACCTCGTCCGTGGAGCCCTGGAGCCCGCGGAGCGCCGACGAGTACGCCTTGATGCGCTCTTGGCCCCCGTTGACCGTCTGCCGCAGGCTCTCGAGCGAGCTTGCAGCCGACTCCGCACTCTCCGAGACGTTGTCTTGGAGGTCGATCGAAAACGTCGCGCTCGTCTTGGGGCCGGCCATCATTCCTCCGGAGTCATCACGCTCGCGCACCACGCACGCGCGATGTCGACGACCTCGGCCAGCACGAGCGCCCCGACGTTGGCCCTCACCTCGGCGTCCTCGTCGTCGCCGAAGTCTCGCTCGCCGGCGAGGAGCTCGAAGAGCGCGTGGGCAGTCACGCCGACGTCACGTTTCGAGCGCTGGTAGAGGTCTATCGTTTTTTTTGGCGTAGCGACGCCATGCCGCCGAGGAGCTTGGAGATCGTCGCGAGCGCGTAGTCCATCACGAGCGGTCGACGTGCGACGATCGCGCGGAACTCGGCGGGCTCCGGATGCGCGAGGCACCGCACCACCAGTGCGTCCTGGTCGGCGTCGTCGCCCTTGCTCGAGGCGTAGGCCTTCTGCATCGCTCGGATCCCCGGGATGTTCACACGGAGCACGACGGGCGGCTCGCCGATGTCGTCCAGCTCGAGGATCTCGAAGGTCTGGCCGCGCCGGCCCTCCGAAGAGAACTTGTCTTCCAGCTCGAGCACCTCCAGCTCGTAGCCCTCGAGCCGTTGCTCTTCCGCCTTCTCGCGCTCCGCTCGCCTCTTGAGCAGCTCGGCCTTGCGGTCCTCCATCAGCCGATCTCCCGCACGCGGCTCGCGAGCGTCATGCCGTTTTCGGTGACGTCGAATCCCTCGTTGAACGTGTACTCGTCCACCAGCTCGTCGACGCCCTCGGCCGACGAAAACTTGATGGTCTTGATCTCGAGGTCGGAGAGGACGACCACGAGCGGCGCGCCCGGCAGCTCGACGGCCTGAAGGATGAGCGTAAAGCTCGCGTCACCGATGCTCCCGAGCCCTTTGAGCGTGAGGTACTTCTTGAGGATCTCGCTCGTCTCGCGGAGAACCTTCATGCTCCCGGCCGTGGTGTATTTGCCCGAGGTGGTGCCGACGTTCTTGCCCGACTTGCGGGAGCCGTAGACCACCTTCCGCTCGCGCGTTTGCTCGTAGTCGATGGACAGCACGCCCGAGCCGAGCGGGACACCGTCGTACGACAGCGTGAGCGAATTCCACGAGAGGCGCTTTCGGTTGAGTCGCAGGATGTCCATGGATTACCTCAGAGGCTCGCGGAGACGGTGCGGACGAAGGCCGTGCGAATCGCGAACTTCTTCGCGTACGTCTTGGCCTGGATTTGGAGCTCGCCGGTGAGGGTCCCGGGGCCGTTGGAGCCGAGGTCGTCGGTGCGCGAGAGCAGGAAGCGCACGTCGGAGACGCGCGAGCCGAGCTCCTTCTCGACGGCCGTTTGCACGAGCGCCTCGACCTTCTCGGCCTCGCTCTCGAGGATGTAGACCGCGCCGTTCGGCTCGGCCTTCTTGTTCTTGTCGACGCCGCGGGACAGCTCCGTCGTGAGCACGGAGAAGGCGATCTCCATGGCTCGATTCATCACGCGCCCGTGGGGCACGTAGACGTAATCCGAGTTGTCCGGCGAGAAGAGGTAGGTGTTCCCGATGAACACCCCGGCTCGGTCCGGGACGGACACGAAGCACGTGTATTTGAGGTCGTCGAGGCCCGGGAACAGGTTTTCCAGGCGCCCCTTGGTCGGGTTGTTGCTCGCGTCGACGACCGACGCGCTCGGGAGCGGACCGAGTGCCACATACGCCGGCTCGATCTCGAGGTCGATGCTCATGGCGCGCGTCGCCACCTGCCACGAGGCCGGACGGAAGAGCGAGAGCCCGCGCGCCGGGGAACCGAGGATGGGAGCGCCGTCGGCGCCCACGCACACGCGGATCGTCGTGCCCGCGTTGCGGATGGTCGTGAGGTCCGTCTTGTACGTCGCCTCGGAGCTCGACCCCTTGCGCTTCGCGCTCATGAAGCCGAGTCGGTACTTGCCCGAGGCCTCGAGTCCCGCGAGCCACGAGTCTAGGCCCGCAATGAGCGTGCCGTCGGCCTCGACCTCGACGAGCACCGCATCCCACGGATTCCCCGTGATGCGAAGCGCCTCGTAGGCGTCGACGAGGTCGGTACCGGTCGGCTTCGCCTGCGTCGTCGTGAACGTGAGCTTGCGGCCCGCGGTGATGGTGCCCGCGGCGAGCGCCACCGTCACGTTGCTCCTCGGGATGAGGATCGACGTCGCGACGCCGAGCGCGAGCTTCGCGCTGTAGTTCGCGCCACCGTCGAGGCTGTAGCGGTACGTGATGCCCGCGACGCCGATGGTCCCGCCCTCGATGAACTCGACGATCACATCATACGAGTCGAAGGGCGCCGTGGCCCCTGCCGTCGCGACGGACGTGCCGCCACCGGTCGTCGTGATCGCGCTGTAGGTCGCAGCCGTCGAGGTCGCCGGGCGGACGCACAGCACCGGCTTGCGCGCCTGCGCGAGGAAGAACGCGGCCAGCTCGTAGAGCGGACCGTCCCCGAACGTGGCGAACACGTCGGACGAGCGCGCGAAACTCTGCGCGACGTTCTGAGTCCCCTTTTCGGCGGGGGCGATGATCGCGAGCACGCCCTGCGCGCTCGGGCGCACGACGCCGGTTTGGCCATCGAGCCGCGTAAATTCGACGGAGGGAGCTGCCATACCCTCGCCGAAATTCAGGGCGCCTTATGCGGGTTGCTCGAAGCTGCCGGTGAGCGTCGGCGTCGGTCGCGTCGTCTCCGTCGGCGTGTCGTAGAGCACCGTGCGAAGGACGCCGGGCACGACGAGCTCGCGCCCGTTCGTCAGCTCGGCGGGGGTGATGGTCCACGTGGGCTCGCCCCACTCGACCATGCCGCCGGCCGACTCCTGGAACGCGCGCACGACCCACTCGAAGAGCTCCTCCGTGTCCTCCACGATCACGTCCTCGCTCGCCTCGCTCCCGGTCGCCCAGAGGATGACGGAGAATTTTCGGCGCCACTCGCGCAGCGGGCGCACGTGCCCCACCACGGTTCCCGCCTGGTTTGTGATCGGCACTTGCCCCGGCTTCACTCCGAGCGTCACGGGGCCCGCCGCGCCGCTCGTGGGGTCGCTCGGCACGACGACGACGCGGTAGCCGCCGAGGGTCCCGGGGCGCGTCCCGAGGTTCGTGGAGCGCCGGCGCTCCTTCCATCCGAAGACGCACGCGGCGCCCACGCCGTGCCCCTCGAGATACGTGCGGACCTCACGGAACACCGCCACGAGACCGGAGCGGGGAACGACGATCATGGTCCAGCCCTTCGCGCGAAGACGCGCTTTGCGGCGTCGGAGATGGCCTTCTCGACGCTCGCGGGGAGCGGGCCATCGTCGGGGAGCACCTGCCGGCGCGGGCGCGTCGGCGTGTCGCCCGAGTAGTGCCAAATCGAGTACGGGTAGGCGAGCGTCAGCTTGACCACCGAGCCGAGCACGGCCGCGGTGATGTGTTTTGACGCGTTCGCGAGAGCTCGCGCGCCGTCGACCTTGCGCGGGGCCCACGCGGCGCCGCCCGGGGTCGTCCCTGCCTCCGCGGTCGCCACCACGGCCGCGAGGACGCCGGGCGCCGCCTCCTTGGCGACCTCCTGCGCAAAGCCGCGGCCGAGGGAGCGAATGAGGGCCGTCATCGCCGTGATCTCCGTGCTCACCCGCCACCTCGAGCGCGGGACGCCTGAATGCGCGTCCACGCGTAGGGCGAAGCCTCGTTGTACGAGAGCGGGCGCGACCTCGAGATGGCGCCCGTGTCGCCCGTGGCGGGCGTTTCGCGCACGGGTAGCTCCACGGTCCCATCCTGCGAGTCGGCCGCGTCCTTGAGCCACGCAAGCGCGTCGTCGCGGGCCGTTTTGATGCCCTCGTCCTGCGCGCTCCCGGGGTTGTAGCCGACCTTGATCCACACCTGGTACGAGACGACCTGCGCGACGTGGAAACGGATCGCCTCGGGGTACGGCTCGACGAACGGCGTGGAGTAGCGCTTGTGGAGGCGCGCATCGAACATGCGCGAGACCGACTCCGCGATCGCCGCGAACGAGCCGGGGTTCGCCTCGTCGAAGGCCGCGAGGATCTGCGTCGGAACGGTACCAACGTTCTGCACATACTCGAGATCGACGTACGCCATGGAGCCTCCAGAGAAGAGGCCCGCCCCTCACGCGAGAGACGGGCCCCGTAGGTGCCGAGTCGGCCTCAGGCCGTCGTCAGGCGGTGCAGCGGATCATCAGGAACGGGTGACCCGCCGCGAGCGTCGCGCGCCCTCGGACGTGCCACTCGAGCTCGTTGCGACGAGCCAGCTCGACCTGCGTCATCCCGTCGAACGACGAGAACTCGAAGGCGCGGCGGAGCGAGTAGATCCACGGCCTGCCCATGCCGGTCGTGCCGGGCATGTCCGTCGAGACATACCACGTGGTGTCGCTCCCGCCCGCCGCCGCGCCGAGGTCCGGAGCGACGATGACGTCCACGCCGTAGTTCGTCGCGATGACGTTTTCGGTCGCGTTGATCTGCTTGGCCCCCGTGATCTCGAGCGCCGTTTTGCGGAGCGCCGGAGGCACGATGAGGTGCTTCGCCTTGAGCGCGCGCGACTTCCCGTTGGGGAACGTGTACGCGGCCATCTGCGCTTCGGCCGCGGCGAAGTTGTCGAGCGTGAGCGCCGAGCCCGTGCGAACGTTCGAGTACGTGCCGCCCGAGGCCCCGACGAGCGGGTTTTTGGGGTGCGCGTTGTGGAAGAACGCGAGGGCGTCGTATCCCACGATGTTCGCCTTGATGGCGGCCACCGCGAGGTCCTGCGGGAGGAGCGCGACGCTCGACCCCTGGTGAGCGCTCCAGTCGCCAGCGAAGCCGAACTCGTCGTCCTCGAACTGGTTTCGCGAGATGATGAGGCCTTTGCCGAAGTCCTCGTGCGTGAGCTCGTGAGCGACGGTCGAGAGGTTCTCGAAGGCCATCGAGCCCTTGTCGAGCTTCTCGATTCCGGCCGTCGCGAGGAGCCACTCGAGGCGGTCCTTGCGGCCCTCGCCCGAGCGCTCGCCGACGAACGCCTCGTAGTAGGCCGCCTTTACGGCCTCCTCGAGCGCGCTATCGAACTCTTTGGTGAGTCGGTCCTCCGTGGTGAGGACGTGCTGAGTCGTAAATGCAGGCATGGTGTCCTCTCAGAGGGGGAAGCGGACGTAGACGCCCTTGGACGTGACGCCGGTGCACAGCCCCGCCGCGGATCGGCCGGTGGCGAGCGAACCAACGGTCTGGTCGTCCTGGACGTAGACCGTTTTGCCGACGTGAGCGATCGTGACGGGGTTGGTCCCGTCGTTCTCGAGGGGGTGGTCGAGCCCCGCCGCCGAGGTGCGCACGACGACGCTTTTCGCGCCGTCTGCGCCAGCGTTGACCACGGTGTCCTCGGCGATGCCCATCGCAGTGAGCGTGGTCGCCACCTGGCCGGGCACCGCGTACCCGGAGGCGTCGGTGCACACGAGCGAGCCGCCGAAGATGGTGGTTGCGCCCTTCACGGGCAGCGTGATGTACCCGGCCGAGCGCGGCTCGCCCTTGGTACGGGGTTGCGTCAAAGCTGCCATGATCAGCCACCAGCCTTTCGAGCGCGAAGCTGCGAGGGAGAGAGAACGGTGATGGTGCGCACGCCGTCCTTCGGCGCGCTCACGCCGAGCCGCGTGGTCGCCTGCGCCCGGATGCCGAGCACCTTGTCGACGGGCGACTCACCCATCGGCGGAGCCACGAAGCCGGAGCCCTGCGCAGACTCGACGACCGTGGGCGACGTGGGGCGCTCGGCCGTCGGCTCGGGGCGCGGCGATCGCACGTTCGCGAGGAACGACCGGACCACGGCAACCGGCTGCGACGAGGCCCACGCCTTGACCTCGGCGGGGATCTTCGCGGTCGCGAGGAGCTCGCGCACCTCGAGAGCCTCGACACGACGAGCCAGCTCGACGCTCGACTTGGCGAGCGCGATGCTCGCGACCTTCGCGGGGTCGTCGTCCGCCGGGGGCTCCGCGTTCATCGCGGGCTCGGACGCGGGCGGCGGAGGGGCAGCGGGCGCCGACGAGTCGACGAGAGCCGCAAGGACCGCGAGAGCCGCCGCGCGGTCCTCGGGGGTGGCGTTGGGGTCCTGAAGGACCATCAGGGCAGCTTTGGGATCCATGGGTCTCCTTGCCTCTGCGGCGAGGTGTTGGCGGTTATGCGCGCGCAGAGACGCGAGCATCGGCAGATCGTGAGTCCGCGGATTGTTCGTGATTGCGCAGTTCGTGTAGCTGACGACCTCGAGTGTCTCGGGGTCGAGGTGGAACGCGGGCGAGAAGAATCGCCACTCCGGGACCTTCGCCGACATCGCCTTTGCGACGGGCTCCGTCCACTCGCAGTCGACCGCCCAGAGCTCCGGGCCCTCCGGCGAGTCGCGTACCTCGAGCCGGTGCCACCCCGCCGCACGGCCCGCCTCGGGGTTCTCGGAGAGCAGCGAAAGGTGGTTGTAGTCGAACACGTAGGGCCGGTTTCGCGCGGCCTGTTCGTCGAGCAAGAGGGCCGCGGCGCGCTCGGAGAACACGAGGCGCCCCTCGTCGCCGTCCGCGTCGAACCGGTTCTCTCCCGCGCGGAAGAGTCGAAACGCGGTCGGCGGTGCGTCCTCGGAGGGTCGCTCGGCCACGGCCGCGTCGAACGCGTAGGAGAGCAGCACGGGGCGACGGTCGGAGAGCATGGTGAGGAGAGAGAGCTTCACGGGGTGACCTCCGGGATCTGCGGAATCGCCCGCCAGATCACGCGCCACGCGTGCGTCCCGTCGGGCATGAGGTCGAAGTCGCGCACGCGCTCGATGCCGCACTTGGGGCACCGATTGTTGGCGCCGTGCTGGCAACGCTCGACCGCGTGCTCGGTCATTTTCTCGGCGAGCTGCGCCGCCGCGTCGTCGTCGATGTCCACCGAGAGCACCGCGCCCTCGGCACCCGACACGTCCACCGGCGGGAGCATCGCCGGGGGCGCGGGCATGAGCGGGATCCCGTAGCGCCGGGCGAGCTCGACGACGTCGACTTCCGCGCCGGCCTGTCGCCACGCGGCCACGGCGTTCGCGGCCTGCATGGCCGCCGTCGCCTCTAGGTTGCGGTCCTTCGGCGGCGTGGTCTCCCACCGTAGCTGAATCGAGAGCCCGTCGAAGCCTCGGAGCCAGCCCCAGAGATACGCGCCTTGCTCGATGATCGCCGCCGCGAGCGCCAGCGCGTCACCCTGAATAAGGTCGTTCCGGATGGACGCGAAAATGCCCGCGTTCTGGAAGCCCGCGCCGCCGTCGAGAAGGACCGTTTGCCCGGACAGGCAAATAACGGCCTCTCGGTCGCTCTTCTCCATGATGTCGGAAAAGACCTCGTAGCCGCGCCCGTTCGCCTCGATGAGCTTGATGTCGTGGCCCGCCGGCAGCGCGAATGCCGCGTTGACTCCCCACTCGACGACCTGATCAAGGCTCGCCTGTCGGTCCTCGAGCGCCGTTCCGAGCGGCGTGGTCACGACGCGCGCAGCGTTCGCCAACTTGCTCGAGTAGTTTTCGCGCATGAAGAAGGCGGCCTGTTTCGCGATGTACGCTCGACCGAGCGCCGCCCAAATCCCGTTCTTCCACGGCGTGACGTGACCGCCGGGGAGGTAGAGGAGCCATCGGCCGTCGCCGGGCGTGATGGGCAGTAGGCCCTGCGTCGACTGGTAGTACCAACGATCTTCTGACCATCGGTAGGTGAGCCGCTCGGGGTCGAGCCTTCGGAGCGTCGGCAGTCGACTCCATGTAGGTTGCACGAACTCCCCAACGCCGATGTTCAGCAAGATCCCATCCGAGAGGAGCTGCTCCAACTCGGCCATCGGGAACATGGCGTCGAAGTCCGCCTCGAACTCGCGCGCCACCGAAGGGTCGGGCGCGGTGACGTGACGGGGGAGCGAGAGGAGACCCTTCGTGCGCGTCGAGAGCACGCCCGCGATCACGCCGTCACGACGGCACGCCGCCGCGAGCTTCGCCGCCTTGGAGATCGCGCCGGAGTCCGAACTCTTCACGGCCTCGTCGAGGTCCGCGAGGAGCCACTCGCTTTGCGAGAACGTCATCGGCGCCATTTGCCGACGCGTCGACGCCGCTCCCTCCGCGGGGAGGATGCGGGGGCCTCGGAAGATTTGGGCGATGCGCGCGAAGATGCCCATTCACCCCACGCGCCACGACGCGCGGGCTATGCCGTCACCGTCTCCGTCGGCCGTACACCGAGGACCTCGTCGAGCTCGCCGACGCTCTCGCCACCTCGTACGGGTTCACCGCGGGCCCCCTCGTCGGCTCGGTAGGCGAGTACACGGGCGCGGCGCGTTCGACGATGCGTGGGTCGTTCCAGACGGCGAGGCAAAACGCGTCGGCGAAGTCCGGCGAGCGCCCGCCGATGCGAGACTTGATCTTGCGCTTCGGGTCGATCACGGTGCGGTTCGCGTGGTCGGTCCCGTGCTCGGGCGCGTGGAGCTCCTCGTGAAGATGCTCGTGGGGCGGGATGGCGCCGCCCTCGCGGAGCCACATGCGCGCGACCCACCACACTTGGTCGCGCAAGCTCTTGAACCGGTCTTTGTGCACGGGCTCCGCGTTCGCGATCATCGGGACGATCCGGACCTCCTCGGTGTGCGCGCGGAGGAGCTGCCATACCTCCGATCCGATCTGCCCCGTCGCGTCGAACCGAAGCTCGGCGCGTTCGCCGGGGAGCACGAGATCGCGGATGGTCTCGAGGGCGAACGCGACAACCTCCGGCTCGGTGAGCTGCCCTCGGTCGCGGATGTCGATCACCTTGTCGCCACGGCGCGCGACGATGGTGGTGCGGTCCTCGCCGAGCCCCGCGGGGTCGAGCCCCACCTTGAGCGGCTCGGCCGGCGTCGGCATCCCTGGCCACCGCGAGGCCGCCTCGGCGATGAGCTGCCGGGAGATGAGCTTCGCGCTCTCGCCGAGCGGGAACTCGCCCTTGAATTTCGACAAGAAGATCGGCGAGTCCTCGCCGTACTCGCGCGCCGCCTCGGCGATGACCTCCTTCGTTGCGAGCCCGTCGATCCCGGTCTCGGCGGCCTCGAACGTCGAGAGGTGCAAGAGCGTGTGTTGCCCGCTCTGCCGCTCCGTGTGCGCGTCGTAGAACCAACACGAGGTGTTCGTCGGGTTCGCGTAGTAGACCGCGCGCGCGCCGTGACGGTTCGCGCGAAAATACGCCATGTTCGTGTCGGAGATGCCCGTGCATTCGTCGGCCACGAGGAGGAGCCTCGAGCCTCCGGAAATGCCCGCGTAGGCGTCGGACTTGTTCGAGACGACCGCGCGCACGAGCCGCCTTCCATCCGGCGATCGCAGGCCCTCGGACGGGTCGGGCGAGGGATGCCCGTCGATCCTCGCCGAGTGCGGGCAAGGGCTCGGCGCGTCCGCCGCGCGGCACGACGCGCATCGTCCCGAGAGCGCGTGAAGGCGGATGACCTCTTGCCAGATCGTCGCTTTCGCCTGCGGCATCGTCGACGCCGTAAACACGATGTGTGCGTCGCCGGTGGTGCAGTAAAACCACAGGATGATCACGCCGATGGAGAAGGTCTTTCCTACCTTCGTCCCGGCGCGCACCACGGTCGACGAGCGCGGCTGCTGAACGCTGGCGTAGATGCGCCGTTGCCCGTCCCACGTCGAGTCAAACCCGAGGATGTCCCGCGCGAATCCCTCGATGTCGTTCGCGTATCTCGCGTTGGGCCACGCGAGGCGCGTGCTCGCCTCGGCGATGTCCTCGAGCAGCGTCGCGAGCTGGGCGACGCCCTCGTAGCTCACGTGACCTCGGGGGCCTCGAGCGCCCGGAGCTCACGAGCGAGCGCGGCCGCCGCCTCGGGGTACGGACCGAGCGCCCGCCGATGCGCCTCCGTGACCTGCCGCCACACGTCCGATCGCCACAACTTGCGCAGGCTCACCGGGTCCTCGTTTTTGAGCTTCGCGAGCTTCTCCAAGGTCGCCGCGCACTCCCGCGCGATCTTGGCGTGCTCGAGGGGCGTGCCCTTCGCAGCGAGGGTCGCGAGCGTCCGCCGCACGCTCCGCTCGAGGGCGTCCACCGCGGCGCGCTCGTCGAAGGGCCCGGGCTCCTCGGCCCCGTCCTCCGGCGTGACCTCGGCGGCCTCCTCGGCCGGCTCGTCCCACGACGCGGGGGCGATCCCGTAGTTCGCGTGGAGCACGTCGCGTTGCCTCTCTCGCGGCTTCGTCGTGCCCGAGAGCCACTGCGAGACGGCCGGACCGCTCACCCCGCAGAGCGCCGCGACCTCGTCGCGTGGCTTCGTGAGCCGTCGAAGCTGGAAAGCGCCTTGGGACCTTACGGGGACACGAGATTTCCGCGCGCTCACACCCCTCGGCGTGCACCGCGCCGGTCATGCTTACGCCGCCGGATGCGCCAAGTCCGCGAACCAAAAGGAGAGCTGGCCCGGCGGTCGCCACCGGGCCTTACTCCTAACCCTTCTAACCCTGAAATCGCGGAGATCGG